TGATGGAACATATATTGATTGGTTAGAAGATTTTGATGATACTTCAACACAAGTAATTGAATTTGGAGAAAATATAATTGATATTTTAGCAAGAAATGATGCAAGTCAAACATATTCGGTTGTTATTCCATTAGGTGTAGAAGCTGAAAATGAAGATGGAACTAAAACAAGATTAACTATTGAAAGTGTAAATGATGGTAAAGATTATTTAGTAAATCAAGATGCACTTGACAAATATGGTTGGATAGTAGCACCAGTAAGTGAAACAACTTGGGATGATGTAACAGTAGCATCAAATTTATTAACTAAAGGTAAAGATTGGCTAAATAATCAAGGTGTAATGATTAAAAGTGAGTTTGAAATAACTGCACTTGATTTACAAGCAACTGATAAAAGCATTGAAAGTTTCTTTTATGGTGAATATGTAATAATTAAAAGTAAACCTCATAATATTGATGAGGTTTTATTATTGAGTTCAATTAAAATACCTTTAGCACATCCTGAAAACACACAAATTACAGTAGGAAAAGAAACTAATTCTTTAACTGGTATTCAAATGGGTGCAGGTTCAAAATTAGATAATGTTATTAATAGAGTTAATATAGTAGAGAAAAATTACACTATCAATAACGAAAAGTTAAACGATATTGAAAAAACACTAGAATATTTTAGTGTAGATTTATCACAATATAGTTTAACTATTCCAACTGATAACAATAAAATACCACTTGAAACAAAGAATTATGATGTTTATTTCTATGGATATTATAAAGGACAACAAATAATACCTAATGTTTCTATTAGTGGTTCTAATACTGGTATAACAACAAGTAAAACAAACACATACATAAGATTTACAGTAACAAATAGTGTAGCAATAACAAACCTATCAAATGAATATACAATTACATTTACTTATGCAGTAGATGGTGTTTCACATACAGTTACTAAAAAAATGAATGTTGTATTAGCATTAAAAGGATCTGATGGAAATAGTGTAAACATTCTAGGTTCTTTTAACTCATTAGATGAATTAAAAGCAGCACATCCTACTGGTAATATTGGAGATGCTTATATAATACAAGGTAATATGTATGTTTGGAGTGTAGAAAACAATACATGGACAGATGTTGGAAACATACAAGGCCCTGCAGGAGCAGATGGACAAGAGGGAAAAAGTGCTTATCAAGTATGGTTAGATGCTGGTAATACAGGAACAGAAGAAGATTATTTAGCAAGTTTAAAAGGTGAACAAGGAATACAAGGTGCAACTGGTAAAGACGGAACTAGTTATTACTTCTATGTAAGATATAGTATTAATTCAAATGGAAACCCTATGACAGTAGCACCTACTGATGCTTCTAAATATATGGGTGTAGCTAGTACAAGTTCTTCAACTGCACCAACAAGTTATAGTGCTTATACATGGACTTTAATAAAAGGTGCAGATGGGCAAAATGGAAGTAAAGGACAAGATGGAGCAGATGGTACGAGTTCTTATTTACATATTAAATATAGTGATGATGGAACTACATTTACTGCTAATAATGGTGAAACAGTTGGAAGATATAGAGGGGAGTTAGTAGATAGCAACCCAACAGATAGTACAACTTTTTCTGATTATACTTGGTATGATATGGCCTTAATTGTTGATGAAGAATTAAACAATATTAGAGAAGAAGTACAAACTAATTTAACTTCTATACAACAAAGTATGGAAGAAATAACAATGACAGCTTTGCAAGATTATGTTGCTAAAAGTGAATTTGAAACATATCAGGAACAAGTATCAACAGAATTTACACAAACCGCAGAAGATTTTAATTTTAATTTTAATAATATTACAAGTCAAATAACTACTATTGATGGTAATACACAACAACAATTTCAAGAAATAAATAAATATATTAGATTTGTAGACGGAAATATTATTTTAGGTGAAAGCGGAAATGAAATAACACTAAAGATAGAAAATGATAGAATTGCATTTATTCAAAATAATAGTGAAGTTGCATATTTCTCCAATAATAAATTAACAGTATTAGATGGTGATTTTTTAAATAGTTTAAAAATAGGTAATTTTGCTTTTAAACCTAGAGCAAATGGCAACTTATCATTGGTATATGTAGGAGGTGAGTAAGTATGAAATTAATGCCTTTAAATATACAATTCTTTGCTACTAGTGGTTCAACAGAAGTAACAGTAGCAAATTATATTAAATTAAGATTTTCATGGACTGCAGGAACACAAAATGTAGCAAATAACTACTCACCAGTTAACTGGAAACTAGAATTAATTAGTAGTAATTCAACTGCTAGAATTAGTTCTACTGCTAGTAAAAATTATAGTGTAACAGTTGATGGGAAAACATGGAGTGGTACTAATACAGTAGGTTTAAGTGGTGGTGCTACAAAAACATTAGCAAGTGGAAGTAAAAATATTTCTCATAATGCAGATGGTACAAAATCATTTAGTTATTCATTTAGTCAAGGTTTTGATATTACTTATAGTGGTTCTCAAGTAGGAACAAAAACAGGAAGTGGAAGTGGTACTTTAAATACTATTCCTAGAGGAAGTGTATTAGGTTCTATTTCTGCTTTTACTATTGGTAATGCTATAACAATACCTATAACTAAATATTCAACTTCATTTACTGATACATTAGAAATATCAGTAGGTGGAACTATTATTAAAACAGTTAGTAGTATTACTAATAATGCAAGTGTTTCATTTACTGCAACTGAATTAAATAATATATATGCCAAACTTCCTACTGCAACAAGTGGAACATTTACTTTTAAACTAACAACTAAAAGTGGAACTACTACAATAGGAACATCAACAAAAACAGTAAAAGGTACTATTCCTAGTACAATAAAACCTACTATTTCAAGTGTTTCTTTAGTAGAGGGTACAAGTGGACTAGCAAGTCAATTTGGTGCTTATATTCAAAATAAATCAACAATAAGTGGTACTGTTAATGCAACTGCAGGAACAGGATCTAGTATTGAAAGTTATAAGATTGTTATTAATGGTGCTACATATACAAGTAGAACATTTAAAACAGGAGTATTAAAGACAAGTGGAAGTAATTCTTATTCAGTAACTGTAACAGATAAAAGAGGTAGAACAGCATCTACAAGTGGAACATTTACAGTAACTGCATATACATCACCTACTGTATCAAGTTTTAGTGTAGTTAGAAGTAATGCAAATGGAACTGAAAATGATGAGGGTGCTTATGCAAAAATAAATGCTAGTGCAACAATTAGTTCATTAAATAGCAAGAACACTAAATCATTTGTGCTTCAATACAAATTAAAGAGTGCTACTACTTGGACTAATTTAGAAACATATACAGGTGGATATACATATACAGTTACAAATAAAATCATTTCTAATATCAATGTAGATAATCCTTATGACTTTAGAATTGTAGTAACTGATTATTTTGGTGCAGCTAATTCAAAAACAATATCTTTATCTACTGCATATACAATTTTAGATATTAAAGCAAATGGTAAAGGTATAGCATTTGGTAAAGTATCAACAGAAGATAATGTATTTGATGATGGATTTGATAAAACATATTTAAGTGATGATACCTATTTAGGTGGACAAGAAAATAATGATGCAGAGAAAAATTTATTTTTTACTAATACAGGAACAGGACTTAATAAACATAATGTTAAATTGTATGGTGGAAATGGTAATAGTATCACATCAATAGGAATGTGGGATGTTATTAAAGATTTGCCTATATTTCAATATTTTGATGGTAATGAATATAGGTTTAAATTTGGTGATAACATTAATTTAAAATGGGGAAGTTATGATATTGAAAGTGTACTTGCAAAAGTATTTAGTAGTGCTACTGGTAGATATAGAACTAAAACAGGATTGTTATTACAATGGGGTTCAGTAAGTATTACACCAGTTGCAAATACACCAACAAGTGCAAATGTTACATTCCCTATTGCTTATGATGTCGCTCCAAATATTCAAGTAAGTGCAGTATCAGGTGTACCTTATACAAATGTTTTAGGTTATAGTCATTTGAATGATAGTGCAACAGGAACAACATTAACAGTTACAAGAACAAATGCTACTGCAACAGTATTAAGATGGTTTGCAATTGGATTTAAGGAGGTGTAATTGTGAGATATATTTTAGATAATGATGGATATATAGAAGAAGTTTCGTTTGGTGGAATTATTGCTTGTAAAAATAATACTTGTACTGAATATATTGGTGAAATACCACAAATGATAGATGATAATGAAAAACAATATGCCGATTTAGAAGAATGGTGCAGTATTGAATGTTCAAACGAAAGATTGAATGCTTGGAAAATAGTAGATAGTAATTTAGTATATGATGAAAATAAATATAAAAAATTACAAGAACTATATAAAATTCAAGAAGAAGAAAATGCACCAGCAACTCATAAATGGGTTAAAGATAAATTAAAAGTATCAAGTAGTGTAGTAACAGATGAATTATCAAGTGCTAAATATGGAACATCCTTAATTGTTTTAAATGATGCAGGTAATTATGAAATACCTGAATTAAAAATAGAAAGTGCATCAGTTCCTAATGTAAATGTTATTTCTTCTAATAAGAACATATTAGGTATTGATTTTATAACAAGTACAATTAATGGTGTAGAAATTAAAAATAATGGTGATGGAACAATAACTTTAAATGGAACTTCTACTGATACAATAGAATTTGATTTAAAAGGATCTAACACCAATCAAGAAATGAATTATCTAATAAAAGATAATACAAATTATGCAATTAGTGGACTAACAAACAATGTTAGTCTTTCTTTATATTCATTTGATGGAAATGATAGAACTTTAGTAGGAACATATAACGAAAACATTAATTTATCTAGTTCAAATGTTATAACTCAAACAACGTTAAATATTCCTAGTGGTGCTACTTTTGAAGAAGTAGTTTTAAAACCACAAATAGAAATAGGAGAAGCAACAAGTTTTATTAAACATGAAGAAACTAAATCTAGTGCAATATTAGATGATAATGAATGTTATGTATATGGGTTAATGTCTTATGAAGATAAAACTATCATTATGATAGATGAAGAAGTAACAAGTAGTGTTAAGTATTATACATATCAATACTTAAATAAGAAATTTGCCGAAATAGAAATTAATGAAAACGAAGTTAAATCAACGGTTTCAAAAATGAATGAAACAATAGATCAACAAAATACTTCAATATCTCAAATATCACAAACTGTTAATGAAATAAAAGGTGAAATAAATGATATAGCAGATATAACTATTGCAGTAGATGGATATGGAAGTGTTTCTTTAGAAAAGATAAATGAAAGTGAACCAATTTATATAAAAATATATCCTACTGAAAATGAGGATATAAGTTATTTATATCCTAGAGATAATTTGTTTCCTAGTGATAACTTATTTCCAAAAGGAAGAACATTAAGATTTGAAAGTGATGAATATTATATAGATTATGAATTACCTAATGACTTGTTATATTATGATGAAAATAATTATGATGAGTTTGTTTTAGATTATGATACACAAACTTGTGTAGTTAATAAAAAGGTTGCCTACAATGAAGATGGCACAAAATATTTATTAGAAACAACAAAAACTATAAGTTATGAATACCCTAGAATACCATTAATAACAGGTGATTATAATGTAACAATGTTGGGATATGACAATGCTTATATGTTTATTCGTATGATGTGTCAAAACCTTTATACTAATCAATTTGCTACAAAGGTAGAATTAAATTCTTCAATCATTCAAACAAAAGATAGTATAACATCAGAAGTTAAATCAACATATGCAACAAAGAATGAATTAAATACAAGTGTTAGTACAATAAAACAAACAACAGATAGTATTAATTTAGAAGTTGCTAAAAAGGTTAATAATAGTGATTATACTTCTGCACAAATATTAATGAAGATTAATAACGATACAAGTTCTACCGTTATTAAATCAGATAAAGTAGATATAGAAGGTATTGCAACATTTACTAATAACAAATTATCAAAAGCAGGATCTACAACAATTAATGGTGCAAACATAACTACTGGAACAATAGATGCTTCTAAAGTGTCTGTTAAAAATCTTAATGCTAATAATATAACATCAGGAACATTAAGTGCAGATAAAGTAAGTGGTGGTACAATATCAAGTTCTAGTATTAGTGTAGGTAGCAGCAACTATTATTTAAGAATGGGTGCAGGTTGGACTAAAAACCCTGAAGCAAGTGGATTAAATGTAGGAAATAAAGGTGTAGTAGTTAATGGATTAGGTTTTAACTCAAATGGAAATTACTTTAACTTTTCAGGTGGTGTTTGGTCCCCTTATTTATATTGTGATAATGATGCTACTATTTATGGGGATACGGTTTGTTATGGTGGAGTTAAAACAAACAATGTTACTCCATCAGGTAACTTAAATTTAAAAACTGGTGGTGCTAGTGGAGAAGCAAATGGAGCAGGTATTTTAATTAGAACTAATGGTGGGCATGTTTCATTAGATGCTTCTAATGGTGGATCTAATACAAGTTATGGTGTATATGCTAGAGGTTTAGGCTTGGGAAATGGTTCAGTAAGTACAAGTCAAGGACAGGCCTCAAGTAAAAATACAAAAGAAAACATAGTTAAGTTTGAACAAGAAGATTATGATGATGCCTTAAAACTACTAAAAGATATTGATTTATATTCTTATGATTATAAATACAACTTATATAAAAACAATCATCAATATGGATTTATTATTGATGAGGTAGAAGAAAAAGAAAATTATAGTAAATTCTTTGATTTTTATGAAAGTAAGGCAAAAGTAAATGGAAAAGATTTAGATTTTGCAGTAGATGATAATGATGAAGATATTATAAGTGTAAAACAATATCAACCTGATACTTTAGATAAATATTTATTAACTTGTTTAAAAGCAATGCAAAATAAAATAGAAAGTTTAGAGAATAAAATAAAAGAATTGGAGAGTGATAAACAATGACTAGAATAAGATTTGAAGATTTACCAAGTACTGATACACCTATTAATGCTACACAATTAGATAAATTAAACAATGTCGTAATAAGCCCAACAGAGCCAACAACAGGTGAAGAAGTATGGATACAAAAAGGGAAGAATTTATTTGATACCAGATTATTAGTACAAAGTGGTTGGAATACTTCAGATAACCCTAAAAGAGTAATTTGGGGAATGAAAGTAAAAGCTGGTGTCACATACACAATAACTAATTATAGTCAAAAAACTGTTAGTATATTTGAAACAACAAATTTAATACAATCTGCTTCAAATAACAGTGTTTTAGTTGAACATGGCACTTTAACAGGTGCAGGAAGTAAAACAATAACAACAAAAAATGATGCTTATTTAAGATTACAATTTAGTAATAATGATGATAGTAATATTTCAATAAGTGATATACTTCCTAGTTATGCACAAGTGGAAATAGGTGATACTTCAACAAACTTTGAACCTTTTATACCTAAAAAAATCTATACAAAAAATGATAATGATGTTTATGAAGAATTTTATAATGAAGAAAATTTAGAAGTTTATTCAACAAGAGAAACAAGAATAGGTACTTGGATTGATGGTAAATCTTTATATAGAAAAGTTATAACTACTACAATACCAAGTGGAACTATATCAACTGAAATAAATATAGATGTTCCTAATTATAGGGTACTTACAAAACTAGATTATAGATTACAAGCAAGTGGTAGTACAAATTATGCTTTCGGCAATTTTTATGCTTCATCTACTGATTTTCAAAGATGTTTCTTTAGAAATGGTACTATTCAAGTAAGATTAGGTGCAAATACTTCAGGTGCAGATATGTTGTTTGTTATAGAATACACAAAAACAACTGATTAAGAGAGTGGGTGAAATAAGTGAGTGAGATATTAGGTTTTTTAAAAGAGTATTGGGTACTCATTACTTTCTTTATTGGAGAAATAGCAGCACTATTAATTTTTGCTAAATATGTTGTAGAAGCAGTTAAATGTTTATTAAGAAACGACATTTTAAATATATATGATAGATGTAAAGATACAAGGAAAATAACAAGATACCAATTACAAAGTGTTCATTTAAGTTATGCCATCTATAAAAAATTAAAAGGTAATTCCTTTATAGATGAAATTATGAGTGAAATAAAAGAATTTGAAATCTTTAACTAAGATACTTAATAGAGTGTCTTTTTTTAATGGAAAGGAAGTGTAAACATGAAAGATAAAATATGTGCAACTTTAACAAAGGATCACATTTATATTTGTTCTACAAGTGTTATAGGAAGAAGTGGAGAAAATGAATGTACACAATTAGAAATAACACTTGATGAATGCTTATGTGATAAATGGGTTTATATAGATTTTATTAAACCTGATGGAAGCAAATATAAAACACCTAAATTAGATATTGTAGATAACAAAGTAATTTATGATATTCCTAATGCTTTATTACAAGAAAGAGGATATTTAAAAGTACAAGTTGTTCTACAAAATGATGAGGGGGAAATTTGGAAAAGCAACATTAAAACATATGGTGTAAATCCTAGTATAAATGCTACTGATGATATACCTAATCAAGAGGACTTTATAACAGAAGCACAAAGATTATTAAATGAAGTAGAAAATGGACTAACACCAACAATAGGAGAGAATGGTAATTGGTTTATTTGCGATAAAGATACAGGAAAACCATCAAAAGGAGAAACTGGACCAGAGGGACCAGAAGGACCAGAAGGACCAGAAGGACCACAAGGACTTCAAGGAGAAAAAGGGGAAACTGCTATAACTGTAAACGTAGGAAGTGTTGAAACAGTAGATTTTGATACTCCTGCTAATGTTACAAATGTCGGTACAGATAAAGATTTAATATTAGATTTTGTTCTTCCAAAAGGTAAGGATGGTTATACACCAATCAAAGGAAAAGATTATTTTGATGGTGAAAAAGGTGATGACTATACAATTACTAATGCCGATTATCAAAATATTGCTAATGTAGTAGAAAACGATATAAAACCAACTTTAGAAAGTAATTTAAAAAGTGCAAAAGATTATACTGATAATGCTATTATAAGAGATTTTAAAGATATTTCTTATAATGAGGAAACTGCAACATTTACATTTACAAGACATGATAATACAACATTTACAGTAGATTTACCAATAGAAGCAACAGTTGCAGATGGTAGATATGATGATAGTACAAAAGAATTAGTATTAGTTTTAGTATCAGGTCAAGAAATTAAAATACCAGTAAGCGGATTAATTGATGATTATGATGGTTTGGATAGTGCTACAATTCAATGTGTAGTTAGTGCTGATAACAAAATAACTTGTAATATTGTAAGTGGTAGTATTTCAAAAACATTATTAACTACTGAATTGCAACAAGAGATAAACAACAAAGTAAATAATGATACTTTCACAACTGAATTAGGCAAGAAAATAAATGTTGCTGATGTAGAGGAAAAACAATTATTAATAACTTATGAAGATGCAACTACTGAAACAATTAAGTTGGTGGTTTATAAATGATAGATTTAACAAAGGTAAGCGAATTAAAATTTGATAAAGTAATAGAAAAAATAGAAGATATTAATGGCTTGGTTATATACGAGGGTTGGAAAGAACTTATTAAAGGTGGAGTACCACCTTTAAGCCTTTATTCTAAAGGTGATGATTTAATAGATTATAAGATATATGGAAATAGTGTACAAGGAATATTGCCTAGTGAATACCAGCAAGTAGAATATATAGAGAGTACAGGGTCACAATATATTGATACTGGATTTATTCCCAATAACAATTCAAGGTTTGTTCTTAAAACTAATATGACAAAATATAAGGGTTGGGCATTTGGAGTGCAAGATAATTCATTGGCATCCTTTGATTTTGGTTTTGCAGTTTCTACATCTGCCGATATTAGTAAATCTTTAGTATGTTATGCAAGAACTTCTTATATAATAGAGGAAAGTTATCACAGTAAAGTTATAACTATCGATTTGAACAAAAATAAGTGTTATATTGATGATGTTTTAATAAATGAATTTGAAGAAACAGCATTAATTTCTTCATATCCAGTATATTTATTTAGTGGTAATTCCTATGGTAATGCTAATACGCGTTCTAGAATAAAAGTATATTCTTTTGAAATATATGATAATGATAACCTAGTAAGAAATTTTATACCTTGTTATCGCAAGTCAGACAACGTGATAGGACTTTATGATTTAGTAAACAATACCTTTTATACTAATCAAGGAACTGGAACTTTATTAAAGGGTAGTAATGTGTCTATACCACCAACACCAGAAACACCTATTGAGGTTGAAAGTGTTGGAGAAAAGACAAAAAATTTATTTGATTGTTCGTTAATAACAGCTAGCGATTTTAAATTAAGTGTAGCATTATCTAATGCATATGGTACTTCAATTAACTCTAATGAATATACAGGAGAAATAATTGTCACTCAAAAAAACTATCCTGATGCTTCTACTCCTACTAGTTATCGAAACGGTTTCTTTTCAATGGGTTTAAAAGGTTTAGAAGTTGGAAAAATTTATACACTTATGTATGATTTTGAGGTTTTATCTAATCCACTAAATGACAATCAACAAACATTAATACATAGTTCTAAAAACCATTTAGCAACTATAAACGGAAACAAGGCTAAATGTGTTATTGAATGGAAAGACGATACTTATTCATCAATAGAGTTTAGATTAAGAGGAAAAAGTGTGAAATATACAAACTTTATGATATTTGAGGGAGAAGTTGAGGAATATCCTGAATATGAACCTTATGGATATAAAATACCTGTAAAAGTAAGTAATGGTACAGAAGAAATAATAACAAATATATATTTAAATGAACCATTAAGAAAAATAAGTGGTAAACCAAGCGACAATGCTAATTGGGTTGATGTATTTGATTATTTAGATTTTAAAAATAGTAAAGTTGTTAGAAATATAAGAAAAAAAGATATTAATGAGTTTACTTGGAAAAAACGTACAGATTATGCTTATATATTTGAAGCAACAGACAATACAGTTGGATATTGGTCAAATCCTTTTTGTAACATGTGTGATAATACCAAGTGTTCACCAACGACAGGTATTGCAAATATGAAAGGCGATTATTGGATAAAAGGTAATGCCAATGCTACTATTCACAAGATATATATATCAGACTATATAGATACAACAGTAGAAGAATTTTTAGATACTTTTAATGGTGCTTATATAGTATATGCGTTAGCAAACCCAACAGAAGAAACAATAGAATTACCAAACATACCAACGATAAAAGGTACAACTATTATAGAAGTAGATACAACAACACAACCAAGCAATATGGAAGTTATTTATAAAGGAAAGTAAAAGGGACTAATTATTTAGTTCCTTTTTCTATTGAATTGAAAGGTGGTGAGAAACATGGAACTAACTGAAATTTTATCTTTAGTAACATTCATAGTTACATTTGTTTGTGGCTTTATAACTAAAAAAATACCATCAATCACAAACAAGATTATACCTATTCAAAATTTAGCAATAGGTTTAATAGTTGCTGCTATTGAATGGATCATAACAAAAGACTTTTCAACTGCTATTGCATTAAGTGGACTTTTAGCAGGTGGAACATATGACATATTACACAATTTAAATAAATTGAGAGGAGAATAAATTATGGAATTTGAATTTGAAGAAGTTGAATTTGATGAAGAACTTTATAAAAAGAATATAGAAGAAAACGACTTTTCAGGAAGTGAAATTGATGGAATGGGAGTTGATTTAGATGAAAATAACTAAGGTTAATTGCCCATCTAATAAAATAGCAATTAAATGTCCTTATTCAATGACACCACAAGGAATAACAGTACATAATACAGCAAATGATGCTTCTGCTATGAGTGAAATATCTTATATGTTAGGTAATAACAATTATAACTCATTTCATTTTGCAGTAGATGATTATAGAGCAGTACAAGGATTAGATTTAGATAGAAATGGTTTTCATGCTTCTGATGGTTCTAGTGGATTTGGTAATAGAAAAACAATAGGAATAGAAATTTGCTATTCTAAAAGTGGTGGAGATAGATTTATTAAAGCAGAACAAAATGCAGTAGAATTAATAGTTTATCTTCTTAAAAAATATAATTGGGGTATTGAAAAAGTTAAAAGACATTATGACTATGCACCTGATAAGAAATATTGTCCTCATAGAACAATGGATCTAGGCTGGAATAGATTTCTTAAAATGATACAAGATAAACTAGAACCTAAAAAAGAATTAACTATTGAAAACATAACTAATAAAAAGGTTAAGTTAAAAATAGATGCTCATTTATGGAATTTAGACTTTAATACATATGCAGAAGCAAAATCAGTAAAGCAATTTAAAAAAGGAGATATTATTGAAGTATCTGCTATTGCAAACCATCCAATAGGAGCTAAATACTATCTAACTGAATACTCATATTCTAAAAACATTCATAATGGATTTAATGTAGTAGATTGTGAGGATTATGTAGAATACAAAACATACATAGTTAAAAAAGGTGATACTTTAGGTGGTATTGCTAAAAAATATGGTACTACTATTAATAAACTCTATAATGCAAATAAAACACTTATAGATAAAGAAAACAAGAAACGAGGAGTTGCCATTTCTAAAATGTGGGTATATCCAAACCAAAAGTTAATAATTAAATAGTTAAATAGGAATATAGAACTAGGGCAAATAACCCTAGTTCTTTTTTTATGTAACAAAATGTATATTCTTCCAAAAAATACGAGGTTTATAATTTAAGAAATGTATAAATATTCAGAAAAGAAACAAATAAAGACTAGAATTAATCTAGTCTTTATACCTATTAAGATGCTACTTTAGAAAGAAATCTAATCAAGATATTAAAACAATTAAGACAAACTGGAACACCATTAATATAACTATTATGTTTTTTACCACATACACATTTCTTCATTTTAATTCCTCCAATTGATAATTTTTTAGTAATGGAAAACATATAGTAAAAATTAGGACAAGCCTTATTTTCGTTTTTAAGCCATTTTTAGCAACTTTCTTATTTTCCTTAACAAGAACACAAAAACAACAAAAAAATTGATTGTGGCTTATTTATGAAAGAAATTACAGTATATTTAGCCTTTAATGTTCTTAAACTTTAAAAATATGTGTTTGTTATGCACATATTTTATTGAGAATACTTCTAGTACTATATGAATATGGAGATTGAACTATACACTTGAAAAGTGTGCATAGTCCTATAACTCCTTGAAAGTAATATCTAGTTTCATATCAGTATTGCTTAAATCCCACTTGCTTTTTTTAATGGTTTTGCTATATACAATGTTTTCAATGAATGAGTGTAAGAACTCATTTTTTTCTTCTATTGTGAAAGTATGATAATGTTTTAGTGCTGTTTTCAATACTGGTACAGCTTTTTCATGTTGTACAATTTCTTCTTTAATATCAGTACTTTCCAATTCTTTAATTTGTTCTTTCTTGTTTTCTATTTGAACATTTAGAGCATTTACACGATTTAAAAACATTTCATCTGTATATATCTTTCTTTCTAATAGATCACAAGCGGTAGATATTTGTTCTTGTAAACCTTCAATATCCTTTTCAAGATTGGATATTTCTTTTTTATAATCTTTAGTTACTTTAACTTCATCTTGATAATAGTTATTTAAGAACATTGTATGCTTGTCTAATTTCTTTTCAAGTTGTCTTAATACTTCTGCTTCAAGTTCAGGAATATAACTACATACAATATCACATGTCATATTAGGACAATACAAGGCATGTACCGTTCTATAATTCTTTTTCTTGCCTGCTAACACATCATAACGATCATCCATACCTAATACTTCTTTTATTCGTTTATAATAAGCATTTTTAGGGAATACTGGACTATTAGGATTGAGATATTTAGCAACAGCATTTCTTGAAACACCACTTAATTCAACAATATCTTTAAGCATTAAGTTTTTGTTTTCTTTAAGTTTAGTTATATAACTTGCAAATTCCTTTTTATCTATATGATTTTCTTCATTAATAGAAATAGTTAATCTTTGCATTTTTCTTGCCATTGTGTGACCGCATTTACATTTGACTAAACCAGCAAGAGGATTTTGTAAAACCTCATTGTTAGGAACATTTTTAAAAGCAGCTTTTTTTAATTTTTCTTGTACTATATTAAAATTTTCTTCATCAATTAAAGGTTCATGTCTACCTTTTACAATTAAAGCATCATCATTTTTCTTTCTGCTTTTTGTTACTTTGCCATCTATCTTTTGTTTAATGATTGTTGTTGAACCATACGTTACATATCCAGCATAGGTTTTTCTTTTTAAAATTTGGTTTATCATAGAATATTGCCATGCTATACCATCAGGGGATTTAATACCCTTATTATTTAAGTATCTTGCTATTCTCATTTGTCCCATACCTTGATTTAAATACATATCAAATATTTCTTTTACTATTGGTGCATCTTCATTAGGTTCTAATGTATATCCTTTTTCATTTAGTATTTTAACTTTGTTATATCCATAAGGTGCAACTCTACCAATGAATTTTCCCTCTTTAACACTTGCTTTTCTACCATTAGTCATTTTAGTTTTTGTATAGTTTAAGAATTTTCTGGCTTGTCTTAAACTATCTTCAAAATAATCTCTATCAAAATCATCTGTTAAATCCCATATCTTTGGAGGGGTAGCAACTAATATTTTAGTTTCAGTTAATTCAAAGGCTTGTATTAATAATCCAGTATCAAGTGCATCAGGCCTACCTATACGATCAATATCAACTACAAATACACCTAGTTTTTTTGGGCTTTCAATTTCAAGTAAAACTTCTTTCATAACTTCACGTTCTTCAAGTTCACCACCTGATTTAACTTCACGTCTAATATTCTTTTCAGGTATTTTAAAACCTAAAGTTTCTTTAGCATATGCTTGTATTTGATTTTCATGCCTTTTTAAAATCTCTTTATCTAGTTCTTCTTTAGTAATATCAGGGTTAGTCATTTTAATATATCTTTCAACTTCTTCATCACTTCTTGATTTACGAAGATACACAATAAAAGCATCTATAAGTTCTTCAATAGTAAATCCAGTAAATCCTAATCTTTTACACTTTTCTATTATATTGTTCATTTCCATAGCAGTCATAAATCATCATCTCTATTCTATTCATTTTTTTAATTTTATAAAATTTGTAATACTAATTTACTTAATAATATCTTCATACTTATTACACAAAATTCTATTATATTTTAAATAAAGGGGAACGGGTGTTCTTATTCTTTTTCAGAACAAACAAAATCTAAAGTTTGAAGTAATAAAGTTTTTTCTTGGTCTGTTATATCAATTGTTTTATCTACTAATTCTTTTACTTCAAAATGTAATTGTCTTGGTGTTATTTGTTCTGTACTAGTTTTTTCTAATTCATCAATTGCTTCAATAAAAGTAACAGTTGGAATATCTAATAACTTTGATAAAGCAATAACTTTAGATCTTCCTATATTAGCAATCATATTTCTTTCATATTTGCTTACAGTATTTTTGCTAACACCTATTATTTTTCCAACTTGTTCTAAAGTAAGTCCTTTTTCCTTTCTCCTTTTTCTTAATAAACTTCCTAAATTCATACAACATACTTCCTTTACATTTTTTAGGAACAATAGTGTTCCTTATATATTATAACACGAAATAACCCAAAATAATCAAAAAAATAACCTCACAAGTTAAAAAGTTGATTTTTTTAATGAAAAAGTATTGACTTTAAAAAATTATTTTAATATAATGTCAATAGATGGTAACCTACTAGGTTACTTCATAGAAAGGAGAAAATATGATTAAAAGACATTTGCTAGAGGCTAGAATGAAAGAAAAACAATTAAAATATGATGATTTACTAAAACCATTAAAATTTAAAAATTATCAAACATTACATACGAGATTAACTGGAAAAGTTGATTTTAAATTAACAGAAGTTAATATCATAAGAAAAATTCTTGGGTTAACAATGGAACAAGCAGATGAAATATTCTATTATGATACAGACAATTAATTTATGTTTTATTTTTTTAAAAACAAAGTAACCTAGTGGGTTACAAGAAAGGATTGACAGATGGTTGATGAAAAAGTGAAAGGTAGATACTTCTATTTAATGTTAAAAGATAATTTCTATGATAGTGATGATATGGTGCTTCTTGAAAGTATGGAAAATGGTTATAAATACTCTAATATTCTATTGAAACTTTATTTAAAGAGCCTTAAAGATAAAGGAAAGTTAATGTATAAAGATAGGATACCTTATAGTGTAGAAATGTTAGCAAAACTAACTAGACATGATCCTGATGTAGTTAGAAGAGCAATAGAGATATTTCAACAAATGGGTATTATAGAAATATTAGATAATGGTGCAATATTCATGATGGATATAGAAAACTACATAGGAAAATCAAGTACAGAAGCAGATAGAAGAAGAGCATACGATAGGAGAATAGCAGAAGAAAAAAAACAATTACTATTGAATGAGAAATCTTGTGAGAAATCTCACGAACATATAGATATAGAATTAGACATAAACCAAAACTCAAATTCAAAACAAGATATAGAGATAAAGAAAGATAATAATATAGTCATTGCTAAAGCAAATGACAGTGTTAGTAAATCTCAAATGGAAGAAGAATTTGAAACTATTTGGAAAGAATACCCTAGAAAGCAAGGAAAGGCCAATGCTTTAAAATCTTACATAAAAGCAAGAAAAAAAGGTACTACTTATGAAGAAGTACTTATAGGTTTGGAAAACTATGTGTATTACATCACAATAGAAAAGATTGATCCAAAATACATAAAACAAGGTAGTACTTGGTTTAATCAAGAATGTTGGAATGATGACTACACAATAAAAAGAGAAGTTACAACAGCAGATTTAAATATAGATTGCAGTGATTTCTTTGAATAGCGAGGTGAAAAGATGGAAGAAATATTTACAAGTAAAGATGATGCAGAAATAGATATGTATTTTCAAAATGAAGAAGTACAAGCAAAAATTATACTAAACGCTAGTGTAGCAGCACTTATACAAATATTGATAGAAGAAAATATAACAACAGAAGATTATTTTAATAAAATCAAGAAGTTGTATGAAGAAGCAATAATAAAAGGAGCTACTGAAAAGATAAAGAAAGAACTTAATATCATTAAGGAGGAAGAATGAAAAAACAAACATTTATTGATGGAGATAAAACAATATTAGATACAGACTACTATTTAAAGTTATTGAGTTTAGAAAAAGAAAATGACTTTTTAAGAAAAAGAGAAAATAAGTTGCAAATGATAGAGCAAATGTTTAAAAGTGGATCAGTTGATTTAAGTGATTTAGTTGCATTAGTGGAGGAGAAATGAAACAAGAAGAATTAGTAAAGGGTTTAAAAATATTAGGCATAGCATATTCCAAAACCTTTACACAAGATGAATGTGCTACATACTATGAGTTCTTACAAGAATATAGTTATGAAACATTTAAAATAGCAGTTAAGAACATTATTAAAAAATCAAAGTTCCTACCTAAAATAAGTGAACTGGTAGAAGAGTGTGAAAACAGTAAAAGTCAACGTAAATTTGAAGTAATTGAATTTATGAAAAGCAAAGGGTACTTTAAAGCACCAAATGAATATGAAAAGACAATTGATTGGTATGCAAAAGGTATTACTCCAACGTGGTTAAAAGAGGATATGAAGCAGTATTACAGGATGATGCAACAAGAGAAGTTAAGTTATAACGAGCAGTTGAGAATAGGACAAGTTTAGAGTGAATAAATCTAAAGAAAAGGAGGCCTTATGGACAACAAAAGACAAAACTTAAAAAACATTTATGATGTCATTAACAAAATTGCAAGGCAGCATAAAGAAAAAGGGGAAGATGTATCAGATTGGTTTTATACAAAAGAACAGTTTGAGGAAATAAAAAAAAATCCTAAAAATAAAATCCTTTAAAAAAGTCCACTTATTGCGGAAGTGGACAAATGTAAAACAATTACAACTAACATTATATCAAAACATCTAGGAGTTGTCAAAATGAATAAAGAAGATACATATTTACTAACAGCATTTAAAAGTTTAGGAGAAATTATTAATCATAAAGATAGAGAAATAGCTTTATTGAATTATAAATTAGAAAAATTAAAAGAGGAATTAGAAAGAAGAGGAAAAGATGAAAAAGGAAGTTAAAAAGGAAATAGATTTAAATATAGATAAAGATATGCAAGGAATACTTGAAAGAAATTATTTAGAGGGTAGAAAACAACATTTAGAAGCATTAAGAAAAGAAAGGGTTAAAGAAAGAGTATTAGCAATAGTTGTAGGTGGATTTATAATAGCTGCTACTTCATTAATACTAATCTTAAATAGCAAATTAACACAAGATGCAAAAGAAAGTTGTATGAGTTTAGGACATAGTGAAAACTATTGTATGGAAAGGTTATAAGAATATGAAAGAAAATTATATTGATTTATTAAAATCAACAAATAGAAAAGGAATAGATAAGTTAATTAAATGGTTGGAACAAGAAACAGATTTTTTTACAGCACCAGCAAGTACTAAATACCATCTATCAAAAGAAGGTGGATTATTAGAACATAGTTTAAATGTATATGTAGAACTATTAGATGAATACTTTGAAGATAATATAGAGAGCATGATAATAGTTTCTCTATTACATGATATTTGTAAAGCAAACTATTATACAGTAAGTGAACGAAATGTAAAGAAAGATGGTTTTTGGATTAAAGAACCTTATTATACAGTTGATGATCAGTTTCCAGTAGGACATGGGGAAAAATCAGTAATGATAATTCAAAGGTTTATTAAATTATCTGATGAAGAAGTAGCCGCTATTAGATGGCACATGGGAGCATATGAACCTAAAGAAAACTATGGTTCATTAGGACAAGCATTTAATAAATATCCATTAGCATTATATCTACATATAGCAGATTTAAAAGCAACTTATATAAAGGAGAGTGAATAAATGAAAGCAAATGAATTAATAGGAAAATTAGCAATAAGAACTAATCCAATTAGTTGTGGGAAGAACTTTATGACAGGGAAAACAAATTATGATTATTCATATACTACTACTCCAATAAGAATATTAAAAGTAACAGACAATCATATTTTAACAAACTATAAAGGAACAAAAGAAGAAAATATATTTGGTGATGATATACATATTTTGGATAAAAGATGGTTAGATGATAATTGGATAGATTATGAAGAATTAATAAAAATTAATAATCAAAAATAGCAAAAAGTATTTTACATAAAAAATAAGGTTTAAAGCCTTGATATATATAGGTTAATTAAGGTTTTAGTGAGTGCAATATAATATTATGGTTATCTTGCAAATAGGAGTGATGAAATATGAGGATAGATTATAAAAAAATATCATTAGAAGAAATAGATAAATTGGCATTTTTACATATGAATTTTGATTTAATATGTGATGCTGATAGAAAGGTTATTATTTTAGAAAAGAATGGTGAATAATTATGAGTATAGAAGAAGTTGAAAAATTAATAGAAGAAGTTGAACCTGATGAATTTGGTACAGGATATATAGATTGTAGTACTGCAACTGATTATTCTGATGAAAGTCAATATGAAAGAATAGTAGCAGCACTTAAACAAAATGTACAACTACAATCAAAAAATCAAAATTTAGAAATAGGAACAGAACAATTAAAAAAAGAAAATATGGAACTACTTATGAAAGTAGAAACATTAAATAAAGAGAAAATAGATACAAAACAAGAGTTCATAACATTTATGAGTGAATTGTGCAACTATCTATCAAAATTGAAAAACATAGAGTTTCCAACAAGAATAGGAGATTATAAATTCGAGGTAATAGGCAAAGATTTATTAGTGTACAACTATGATCCATTAAAAGAAGCTGAACCAATAAAATTAGAAATAGAAGTGATTGAAAATACTTCTAATGAATTATGTCCTATTTGTAAAAATGAATTAGGTCAATATCCAGCGATATCAAGAGCAGATAATAAAACTAAAATTTGTTCTGAATGTGGAATGATTGAAGCATTGACTATTTGGAAAGAAAGTTTAAAAGATGGAACACAAGATATTTAAAGATAAATGTGATGGTTGTAATAAAATGAAAGTTTGCAAAGGATTTAAGGAACTAGTTTTATGTGAAGAATGTCACATAAAAGAAACTGAAAAAGTTCCACAAATAGTAGGTGATAAAAATGAGCAAACAAGATTTGATTTCTAGGTTAGATGAATGGATATTAGAACAAAAATATCAAGAATATTCCGAGAACACATTAAAGCAATATAAAGCAAATGTTCAAAAGTTTATAGATTGGCTTCCTGATAATGATGATCCAATAACTAAAGATACAACATTAGAATATAAAAAGTATTTAGGAACAATAGCAGGTTCAACTAATAGCATCAATACATGGATAGTAACTATTAATAAGTATCTTAAATGGTTAGGAATGAAAGATATAATCATAAAAAAAATCAAGATGCAGCAAAAACAAAGTGTAGAAGATGTATTAACCTTAACTGATTATAAAAGACTTTTAAGAATATCAAAAAGAATGGATTTAATGCAGCTACATTACATTATGAAAATACTTGCTATGACTGGTATTAGAATATCAGAATTAAGATATTTTAAAGTTGAAAATCTCAATACTAATTATATAAAAGTATTTAACAAAGGTAAGGAAAGAAAAATTATTATTAGACAAGATCTAACAAGGGAATTAAGAAAATACTGCAAAGACAATGGAATAACAGAGGGTTATGTATTTCCAAGTAAAAAAGAAGGAAAACAAATTAATGAAAGCACTATTTTTAGACAAATGAAAAAAGCCGCTGGAATAGCAAGAATTAATAAAAATAAAGTTCATGCTCATTCATTTAGACATTTATTTGCACAAGTATTTTTAAATACATATAACAATAACATTACTGAATTAGCCGATATATTAGGCCATAACTCATTAGATACAACTAGACTTTATACAAGAACATCAGATGCACAAAAGAAAGAAAAATTAGAAAATCTTAAATATTAAAAGGAGGAAATTAAGTGAAGAATGATTTGGGTTCATTGAATAATTATTTATTTGAACAATTAGAAAGATTAAATGATGATGAAGCTTTAGAAAACGAAGAAAACTTTGATAAAGAAATGAAAAGAGCAAAAGCTATTACTGGTGTAGCAAAAACTATTATTGATAATGCAAATTTATTATTAGATGCAAAAAAGTATCAAGATGAATGTGGTGATACTAAAAATAATGCAGTTCCTGAAATATTAAGAATTGAGAATAAAAAGTAATGTATAGATATACAGAAGAACAAAAGAAATTCATTATTGATAACAATTATGGAAAATATGCAAAAGAATTAGCTGCTGCTTTTAATGAAAAATTTAAAACCAATATAACAGCAAAAGAAATAAAGTATTTTAGACATAATCATAAATTGAATAGTGGTTTAACAGGTCAATTTCAAAAAGGTCATATAACTCATAATAAAGGAAAAAAACAAATTGAATATATGACTAAAGAAGCAATTGAAAGAACAAAAGCAACTAGATTTAAAAAAGGAAATAAACCACAGAATTATAGGCCTGTTGGAAGTGAAAGAATTGCTAAAGATGGTTATATTGAAGTAAAAGTAGCAGATCCAAATGTTTGGAAATCAAAACATAGATATATTTGGGAACAAACTAATGGAGAAATACCAAAAGGTCATAAACTTATATTTTTAGATGGAGATAAAAATAATATGGCATTAGATAATTTAAAGATAATTAGTAATAACGAAAATCTAATAATGAATACAAACGATTTAAGATATAACAAAAAAGAATTAACTGAAACCGCTCATTTAATTGCAAAAATAATAAGCAAAGGAACAAAAAATGAAAGATTATGAGCAACTATATTTTGATGCACTTTATGAAATAAGAAAATTAAAACAAGAAATTGAATTATTAAAACAGCAATTGGAAATTTATAAATTTATTCAAAAAGATAAAAACATTAAAAGTATTATTATAAAAGATTTTGCTAAATATTTAAATAAAAAGGAGAGTGAATAAATGAGAGTTAAAAAATTAGCACCATTAAAATTTAAATGTGAAGTTGAAAACGAAGAATTAAAAGAAACAATTAAATTAATTAGATTATTAAAATATGAAGTTATTGAATTAAAAAAGCAAGGTTTAGCAAGTAAAGTAATTAACAAAATATTACTAAAAAAGTACTCTAAAAAAACTAAAAAGTATTTTTTATAAAAAACAAGACTTAAAGCCTTAATATATATAGGTTAATTAAAGTTTTGAAAGGTGCAATATAACATTCTGGTTATAATGCAAGTCATTTACTTATGAAAGGTATAAAAAATGAATTACGAAATATTGAGATTAGAAACTAGTGAAAAATTAGCAAAAAGAGAAAAAGCAATTAAATATTGCAATAACGTATTGAAAAGAGAAGTACCTGCACAAGTGAAAATGTATGTGCAAAATATTTTAAATATATTGGAGGTTAAAGATGATTAGAAGAAGAAAAGGGGAAATTCCTACATTAGAAACAAGATCCTTTAGTAATGAAACAGTTGATAAAAAGAAAAGATACAAACAAATTATAGAGGTATTACAAGATGGTAAAGAAATGACAGCAAAAGAAATTGCAGTAGAGATGTGCAAAAGAGGTTATATTCCTACAAGTGAAAGGAACTTTACAGCACCTAGATTAACTGAATTATCAAAGAATGGAGTAGTAGAACCAGTAGGAAAAGCAAGATGTGCATTTTCAGGCAAAACAGTATGTGTATATGCCTTGTTAGAAAAACAAACAGATATTTATGATTTTTTAGGAAGTGATTTATGAAGATAGATGATTATATAAAACATCTAGAATTACAAAGAAAAGGCTTAAAAATGAAAAAAAACTGGTTTTTTGAAAGGAGAAGATAAGGTATTTCTTATAAAAAAACTAGATCCTCATTTTTTTGAATTGCAAGAAACAAGAGTAAAAATCAAACAAATAGAAAACAAACTAGATTTTTTAAAGAATTTAAGGGAGGCCATAATTAATAATGAATTGCAGAATAAAAAAAATAAAAACAGGTAAAAAGAAAAGGTTAATATCAGATATATATTTTGATAAACATTTAGAATTAGAAACTAATCATTGGGCAAAAATAGATGAAGCAAAGGTATTTGATAGTGTTGCAGATGCAAGAAAAACCATTAAAGATTATAAGTTAAAGAATGTAGAAGTGGAGAAGATTAAGAAATGAAAAATAAACTTTATGTAATAGTAATTTATTTAATAATGATGTGGGGATTTGGTTTTGTAGGTGGATATATCTTTATGCAAGAAAAACTAGAAGAACAAAAATACATAAATGAAACTGTATTTAAGGCTTATGAAGATTTAAGAAACAATTATGACATATTAGAAATTCAATTTAAAAGGGATTTAGAAGATTGCCAAACAATGTTTGGAGATTATCAAGATAAAGTAGAAGCAGGTTGTTTTGTAGATGGCGGTTGGAATTGTGAATGATAAAGTTGCTGCTTTTACAAATTGATATTATCTATTTTGAAAATAAGTACATAAATGAAGAAGTACCTTTAAAGAAATATAGGTATTGGGAAGTATTAAATAAATGCTACAAATTAATGGAAGAGGTGAGTAAATAAATGTGGTGGATAATAATGATAATTGGACTTGTAATAGGAATAATATTAACTGTTGTGAGTGGGTTTGATTGTGCTTCACCTACAGTAATTGTAATAGGTGCAATCATATTAGTTTTATGGGTAATGAGTATTGGCGAAGGAAAAGTAATAAGGGAATATGAAGAAAAACAATATAACATACAAGGATTAGAAAGTAATATATCAACCAAACAAGAAACAAATGGTGCTTTTGTATTAGGGTTTGGATATATAAATAGTAGTTCAAGTGAACAAATAAAATATTATTATTTTAAAGTTAATGATTTAGGAAAGAAATTGGAAACGATTGAAATAGGCACTTATTCAGAAACATACATAAGAGAAACTGATGAAATAGAACCTTGTTTGATTTATAGATACCAAGAAACTGTAAATAAAGGTTTTTATAAATGGTTATTTGGGGAATTTAAAACTTCAACTCAAATAGCAGAAATATTAGTTGTTCCTAAAAACACAATAAAAATTGAATACAATGTAGAAATATAAAATTAATGTAATAGGAGATTATATGGATATAGAAAACTACAAAGATTTATTAATTGCTATATTCAATACTGATGAAGAGTGCGATAGAAAAAGTGTTATATGTGTATATGATACAAAAGAAAATGATAAGTTGATAGCAGTTTTTAATTCTTCTAAAAGTTGTGGAAAGTTTTTTAAAACAAACCCTAGAACCATTGATAGTTCTATATGCAAGAAACTGTTAAGACAAGATAGGTATAGATTAGAAAGAGTAATTATGAGAGGTGAGTAAATGAAATTAGAAGTAGGAATGTATGTAAGGACATTAACATTTTCTAATATTAGTAGAATTGGAAAATTAGAAAAAATAGATGATATTTGTATAACTGATAATGGAGCAGTTGATAAGACACAAATTATAAAAGCAAGTCATAACCTAATAGATTTAATAGAACCACAAGACTTAATGTTTATTGATATAGATCCTAATGATGGTTGTGGTGGAATAGTAGTTCCAAGAATAGCCGAAACATTAAATGAATTAGAAAAATGGAAAAAAAGAATAAGAAGTGGTGAATGTAAGTTAGTATCAATTGTTACTTCACAACAAATAAATGAAATATGTTATGAGGTGAGTAAATAATGTTAACATTACCAATAAAAAAGAAATGGTTTGATATGATTGTTTCAGGCGAAAAGAAAGAAGAATATAGAGAAATAAAACCTTATTATGATAGTAGATTTATGAACCTATTAAGAATAGAATTAGGAAAATTTAAAGATGAGGAATATATATTATTTAGAAATGGTTATTCAAAAAATAGCCCAACGATAAAATGCAAAGTTTATATCAGTTATGGTTATGGCAAAGAAGAATGGGGAGCAGAACCTAACAAAAAATATTATGTATTGAAAATATTAAGTGTGGAGGAATTATGATTAATTTTATATTAGGACTAATAATAGGTGGGTTAATTGGTATAGGGATAATGTGTTTATTTCAAATAAATAGAGATAATGAATTACAGAATAGAATTAATAAGGCAATAGATAAATTATATTGTTGGGGTGAAGTATTAGATCCAAAATTTCAAAAAGGAATGTTAGAAATATTAGGTGATAAGAATGAAAAAGATATGTAGAACTATATCATTAAGAAGATTTAAAAGTTATATAGATAAGGAAACAATAGATAAAATAGGTGGACTTGAATATATAGTTTGCTATGATGATAACACTTATAAATGGTGTTTAAGTAAAAGTGAATTAAGACAATGCCTAGAAAAAGACCATATAAAAGGTATTAGATATGTATTTGATAGTTCAGATAGAATTATTGTTAATAGGGATGTATTAATTGATACAAACGATATTTAGGAGGTAAAGAATGAAGATAACAATATATGAATTATTAGGATTAATTAAAGATGGTAAAGCACCAAAGAAGATAAGGCTTGATAATTACATTTTAGAATTAGAAGAAAGTCAATGCAATTGGAAGTGGAAATATATTGATTGCCAAGGTGATTGTTTATTTATTGATTATCACATTACATTAAATGATGAAGTAGAAATTCTAGAAGAAGTAGAAGATAAAGAAGAAGTTAAGAATAATGATGATTTTACAGGTATAAGGGGTTATAGTGATGGCAAAAAAGTGTTTTCAATAAATTATACTGGAAATATGGAAGAATATAAGGAATATTTAACAGAAGTAAAAAAAGACATAGATAAAATAATAAAAGATAAAGAAATAGAAGATATACAAAAAGTAAAAAATAAAAGATTTACAAGAAATCAAAAACAAATTGCAGGTAAAATCAATGAGTTAATAGATGTTGTAAATAAAATAAGAAATCAACTACTAGAGAACAAGTAAGAGGTGATCTTATGTTATGCATAGAATATCATGAGTATAGAAATAAGTATTATGATGCTCAAAAAAAATATGATAAAGTATTAAGCGAAAAAGAACAACTATTTGCAAAAACACAGCCTAAAGCAACACAATATGATAAAGAAGTAGTATCAGGTGGAACACCTAGTAATTCATTTGATGAATACATAATAGCAAAAGAAAAGAAACAGATAGATGAAAGACTAGAAGAAGCAAAATCTATATTAGATGATAGAGAAAGGCTGCTAAAGTTAAAAGAAGAAGAATTAAGACATAGTAAGGATTGGATAGATATAATATATGTGTATTATTACATAGAAAAACTATCTATGAGAAAAATAGCAAAAAGAATACCTTTTAGCACTACCGAAATATATAGAAAAGTCGAAATAATCAGAAAAAATATAAAGTAGGAACAAAAGGGAACATTAGATACATTATAATAGTATTAGTGAAAGAGTACACAAAAGCACTTCTTTCACCTCCTTGCTATACATTATCTACATTTAGTAGGTAGTGTACTGATAACATATAAAAAAATTTAGGCATGGTTAATTCTAGATTTCACCTAATGACGGATAGCAACCGTTAAAGTCCATTATGTTGTTAGTACAGTATCTATTAAAAACAGATACTATGTAAACCCTTTTTATTCTTTTAATATACACACAGCACTACTTTAATAGTAGTGTACTGATGATATGGGAAATATCCAATAAAGGCAAAATGGACCACAATTACAGCCGAACTAGTTGAGGATATTATAAAGTTATGACTTTAAATTCTAGTGGTAGGGATTTATATCATTAGTACAGTACCATTAAGGTACTAATGCTAGGTATTCCTAGTTGTGATCTTCTTATAATTGTAGTACTGATTTAACTATCAGTACATTAGATAATATGTAAAAGTGGTTACTTATGCACATAGACAGGTGTCGAAGTACAAGACCGAAAAAGCATAAGCATATTATCTAATGTAGTGCTAATTAAGTGTTAGTACTAAAACTGTTTTTTTCATTTTTTCTAAAGAACTATGCTAGTACAGGTAGTTCTTTTATTTTTGGGAGTTAAAGAGGGAACTAGGAAACATCTATTTAATGCTAGTTGGTGGGTTAAGCAAGATGTTTAAAGGAAGATACATATGAATAAAAAGGAAAAGGATAATTTATATTATTGTTTTAGGTATAAGTGTAAAAGATGCCCAAAGCAAAGAGAATGTGAAGATAAAGAGAAGAAAACAAAGGGTGATAGCAAATGATATATAAACTATGTAGAAAGTGCAAAACACCAATAATACATCCTGCAACATATTGTCCTAAATGTCAAAAGATATTTGAAGAGAAACAAGAAGAATTACAAAAGGAAAGAGATAGAAGATACAACAAGAAACGAGATCCAAAATATAAGCAGTTTTATAACAGTAGCGAATGGAGAACTTTGAAAGAAAAGAAACTGCAAGATGAACAATATTTATGTGAAAGGTGTTCTAAATTAGCAGTAGAAGTACATCACATTAAATATATACAAACAGAAGAGGGATGGCCTTTAAGATTAGACTATGACAATTTAGAGGCATTGTGTACTGATTGTCATAATTACAGGCATTCTAGGTTTCAAAGAAGGAAGGTGAAACAATGAAACTAAAACAAATAGTATGTGATAAGACAGACTTAACACTAACAAAAGAAAAGAAACAAATTAAATACAATGATGTATTTGAAGTTAAAGATGAATTAAGAGCAAAGGAAATACTAGCAGCAACATATAAAGGGCAACCAGTAGCAGAGTTAGTAGAAGAAGCAAAGGAAGAAGTAAAAGAAGTAAAGAAAGCAACAACTAAAAAGAAAAAATAAACAACATATCATTAAACACCATTTAGAGCCTATTTAAGAGGCTTTTTATTTTTGTAATATATTTAGTCGAACGAATATAAAAACAAACGAAATAAGCCTAAAAGAAAAGGGGTAGGGGTGGTTAAAAAAGTTTTTTCTACTTATGGGAGAACGGTGCATGGGACTGTTTTGTAGCAAAATCTCCCTAAATGAAATTTTGAAATTAACATCTAGGAGTGAACAGCTTGGAAATTAAGTTAATAAACATTGATGAAATTATACCTTATGAAAACAATCCAAGAAACAATGATGAAGCAGTAGAACCAGTTGCAAATAGCATTAAAGAATTTGGTTTTAAAGTACCTATTGTTATTGATGATAAAATGATAATTGTTACTGGACATACAAGATATAAGGCTGCTAAAAAACTAAATTTAAAGACAGTACCTTGCATTATTGCAGATGACCTAAATGAAGAACAAATAAGAGCATTTAGGCTAGCAGATAATAAAGTAAGTGAAATTGCTACATGGGATTATAATGTACTTAATTTTGAATTAGAAAATATTTTGGATTTAGATATGACTATGTTTGATTTTGATATGAGTGGTATTGATGATACTTTTGGAACTGATTTTGAATTATCTGATGAAGATAAAGGTGAATTAGAACAAATAACTTTTACACTACACAATGAACAAGCAGAGTTTATTAGATATTCATTAACTAAAGTAGAAGATTGTACAGAAACGTTTGGAAATACAAATAAAAATGGGAATGCTTTATATGAGTTGGTGAAACAATGGGCAGAGCAAAAGACATTGTAGTAAAAGTGATACCTAGTAAAATAGCAAATAATTTTGTAATTAAACACCATTATTCAAATAAAGTAGTTCCTAATAGTAAATTGCATTTTGGTGTATTTTTAGATAATAAATTGCATGGTGTAATGAGTTATGGTTCAAGTATTAATAAAAAAGGAACTATTAATTTAGTTGAAGGTACAAAGTGGAATGAATTTATAGAACTTAATAGAATGGCCTTTGATGATGTATTACCTAGAAATAGTGAAAGTAGGGCTATATCACAAAGTATTAAATTAATAAAGAAAAATGCACCACACATTAAATGGATCATTAGTTTTGCTGATGGTTGTCAATGTGGAGATGGAACAATATATAGAGCAAGTAATTTTGTATTAACTGATATTAGAAAAAATGAAGCATTAAGAATTAATCCTAAAACAGGAGAGAAGATGCATGTAATAACAGCACATCATAATAAAATAACCGATTTTAGAAAATGGCAACCTATAGAAGGTTTTCAATTAAGATATATATATTTCATAGATAAAAGTTACAAAGATAAATTAACAGTACCTATTATTCCATTTAGCAAAATAAAAGAAATGGGTGCAGGAATGTATAAAGGAGAAAAGAGATAAAAAAGACATTTTGAGAGTTCCTCTTTTTGGTTTTTTGTGGTAGAGATAGATATGAAGGAGGAAAGAATATGTTAAATCAAATAGTTTTAGTAGGGAGGTTGGTAAGTAAACCAAACCTAGAAAAAGAAGAAAGTGGTAAAAGTGTTAGTCATATTACATTAGCAGTACCAAGAAGTTATAAAAATGAAAATGGAGAGTACGAAACAGATTTTCTACCTATTATTTTATGGAATGGAGTAGCACAAAATACTGTTGAATATTGTTGCAAGGGAGACCTTATAGGAATTAAAGGAAGAGTGCAAGAAACAAAAGGAAAAATTTGTATAGTAGCTGAAAAAGTAACATTCTTATCAAACACAACAAAGGAAGAATAAAAGCCAACAAAGGCTTTTTTATTTGAAATAAAAAGGAGGTGATAACGTGGCTAGACCTAGACAACCAATAGAATTAGTTAAAGCTAAAGGAAAGAAACATTTAACAAAAGCAGAAATAGAAGCAAGAGAAAAATTAGAGTTGAAAGTTGATTTAAAAAATGTATCAATTCCTGAATATCTACCAGCAAAATTAAAAGAAGAGTTTGTAGATGTTGCTAATAAGTTATTAGTTGTTGGTGTCATGACAGAATTAGATGAAGATTGTCTAGCACGTTATTTACTTTCTAAACAAAGTTATTTGCAATATACAAGTATGCTAAACAAAGCAACGAAAAATAATAAGATAACAGAAATGGAAAAATTAATGACAATGCAAGATAAAGCATTTAAACAATGTCGAGCATGTGCAAATGATTTAGGATTAACTATTGCTTCAAGGTGTAAATTGGTAATGCCAACAGTTGAAGAAAAACCAAAAGAAAATAAGTTTAGTAAATTTGGTGGTTAGTATGCCAAAAGTAGATAGAGTAACAGAATATGCTGAAAAAGTAGTTAATGGTGAAATAATATGTGGTAGACTTCACATGTTAGCCTGTAAAAGACATTTAAACGATTTGGAAAGACAAAATACTACTGAATTTCCTTACTCATGGGATATACAAGCAAGTGAAAGAGTTCTTGAATATGCTGAAACACTAACAATTGCAGAGGGTGGAAAACCTAGAGCGGTTAAACTAATTGGATCACAAATATTTGATATTGGTTGTAGATTTGGTTGGAAAAACAAGAAAGGTTTTAGAAGATTTAGAAGAAGTTATAAATCAGAGGGAAGGCAAAATGGTAAGACTTTTGAAAATGGTATCATAGGTACTTACATAGGCAATTTTAGTGGTTATAACTATGGTAAGTTATTTACAGTAGCGACAAAGAAAAGACAGGCTAGACTTGCTTGGGAAGAGATGGCAAAGTTCATTAAGATTGATGAAGATTTAAATGAATTATTTGATGTAAAAGATTATAAATCAACAATTATATGTAACTTAACCAATTCAACTATTGAGGCCTTGTCAAAAGAAGCAGGACTAGATGATGGTTTTAGAAGTATCTTTAGTTCAATAGATGAAATACATCAACATAAAGATAATAGAATTTATAAAGCAATCTATAATGGTACTGGTGCATTAGATGAAACATTAGTAAGCATGATTACAACTAGAGGATTTGATATAAGTCCAGAAAGTTTTAGTTATGAAATGGATAGTTATGCTATAAGAGTTTTAGAAGGTACAGCAGAAGCGGAAGATTTTTTTGTTGATATATTTGCCCTTGATAAAGAAGATGATATGTGGGATGAAACTAATTGGATTAAAGCCAATCCATATTTAGCAAGTACAGAAAAAGGACTTGAAACATTAAGACAAGATGCTAAAACAGCAAAAGATATGGGTGGTAGTGATTTAAGAGATTTCATTACTAAACGATTAAATAAATGGGCAAGAGATGAAGATACACAATTTATTGATTTGGAAAAATGGAAAGAATGTGGAACTACAAAAACACTAGAAGATTATAGAGGTAAAAGTTGTTATTGTGGTATTGACTTGTCAAGCGGTGGAGATTTAACAAGTATTGCTTTAGAATTTCCTGATGATGAAAAATTTTATATCTATTCTCATTCTTTTATGCCAAAAGGTAGATTACAAGAACATATTGAAACTGATTTAGCACCATATGATATATGGGAACATAATGAGTTAATAACTGTAACTGGTGGAGTTACTGAATATAAGAACGATTATAAGTTCATTATTTCACATTTAAAAAAGATGATAGAAGAATATGAACTAAACATTAAAGCCATTGGTTATGATCCTCATAATGCTGATGGTTTTTTAAGTGATTTAGAAGAATTGGGTATTCCTTTATTAGAAGTAACTCAAAGTGCTAAATTCTTAAATGATGCAACAGTAGATATGCAGCTAAATGTTAAATCAGGAAATGTTGAATATAACAAGCATAACGAATTGTTAAGTTGGAGTTTTAGTAATGCAAAGATAGTTGCTAACTCATTTGGTGAAATTAAAGTTGATAAAGAACCAAAAGCAAGAAGTAAACGAATAGATCCAGTTGATGCTTGTATAGATGCTCATGTAGCATTTATGAAATTTAAAGAAGATATTGATGTGATGGCAGAAATGGATAAATATTTAGAGGCCATGAATTGGGGTTAGGAGGTGAATAAATGAAATTATTTGATAGATTTAAGAAAGTAAAAAATACTGCTGATTTAAGTGAGTGGTATAAACTAGCAGATTTTCTAGGGATAGATAAAAATATGGATGATGATGCAAGAGCAGAAGCAACATATTTTGCATGTTTAAAAATATTGAGTGAAGCAGTTGGTAAATTACCCTTGAAATTGTTAAGGAAAACAAAAAAAGATGGTGTAATAGAAGCAACAACACATGCTTTATACAATGTTGTTAGGAATAGACCTAATAAATTTATGACATCAACAACATTTTGGAGTACAAATGAATATTCTAGAAGTCATGATGGTAATGCAGTATCTTTAATAGTTGGATATGGTGAAAACATACAATTAATACCATTAGATTATTCTAAATTAAAAATTTGGTATGATGATGGGCAGTTATTAAGTAAAATTCCTGATATATGGTATTTATATGATATTGGTGGTACAACATATAAATTTTCTAGTGAAGAAGTATTACACTTTAAATCATCAATAACAGAAGATGGGATTGAAGGATTATCAGTAAGAGAAATACTTGCTTCAACAATTAAAGGTAATCAAAAAGCTCAAAAAATGCAAAATGCTTTATATGATAGTGGTTTTACTGCAAAAGCAGTTGTTCAATATACAGGAAATTTAAAAGATGAAAGTGTTAAGAATTTCTTAATGAATATTGAAAGATATGCAAAAGGTGAAGTTGATGGAGGTAAAGGGCTTGTTCCAATTCCTTTAGGAACACAATTAACACCATTAAATACAAAGTTAGGTGATAATGAATTTTTAGAACTTAAAAAGTATAGTGCATTGCAAATTGCAGCGGCATTTGGAATAAAACCAGTTCAAATAAACGATTATTCAAAGTCGAGTTATGCTTCTAGTGAAGCACAAAACTTGGCTTTTTTAGTTGATACATTGTTATTCATATTAAAACAATATGAAGAAGAACTAAACTTTAAATTGTTAAGTGATAAAGAAATAAAACAAGGTTATTATTTCAAATTCAATACTGGAATGTTATTAAGAGCAGATCTTAAAACTCAAGTAGAAAGTTTGACAAAGGGTATTGTTAATTTCTTATATACACCAAATGAAGCAAGAGCATATTTAGATTTAGAAGCTAAAGATGGTGGAGATGAATTAATAGGAAACGGATCAACAATTAAAGTTGGTCAAATTGGTATGCAATATAAAAATAGTTCTAATGGTTCTACTGAACCTTTAGATATAGAGGATGAAGGAGGTGATGAATAATGAAAAAGTTTTATGAGTTCAAAAACATAACTTCATCTGATGCCGACCTTTATGTATATGGCGAAATAGTATCAGAACGTGATGATTGGTTTGGTTCTGAAAGTGATGTAGTAATAACAGAGTTCAAGGAAGAATTAGATAGTTTAGGAAACATCAAAAATCTAAATATGTACATTAATTCGCCAGGTGGGGATGTGTTTGCTGCTTCAACAATGATAAGCATTTTAAATCGTTTAAAACAAAATGGAACAACAATAAATGCTTATGTTGATGGATTAAGTGCAAGTGCTGCTTCTTTCTTAATGATGGTAGCGGATCATATTAATTTATATAAAAATAGTGTTGTTATGGTTCACAAACCTATGTCAGTTGCTATTGGAAATGTAAATGATATGCAAAAAACAATAGATGCACTCAACAAGATTGAAGATAGTGTAATGATGCCTATGTACATGGGAAAGGCTAAAGCTAGCGAAAATGAAATAAAAAGGTTAATTGATGAAGAAACTTGGCTAAATGCTAGTGATATGGACAAATATTTTAATGTTACATTGCTAGATGAAGAAAAAGTAGCGGTTGCAAGTATTAAAAGTAATTTGTTTAAAAACTACAAAAATATACCTGAATTTATTAAAAATTCGTTAGGAAATGAGGAAAATGCACAAAAAAATGAAGAAATTGTGCAAAAAGTACAAGAAAATGAAGAAAATGAGCAAGTTTTAAGTGAAAATGAGCCAAAAACTAGCGAAAATGAAGCAATTTTAGAAGAAAATGTACAAAACAACCAATCAAAAGAAAGAGAAATCAAGGCTAAACTTGGTTTAATTAGAAACTCATTAATTATTAAAAATATGAAGGAAGAAGGAGAGGATAAATAATGAATAAAAAAATGAGAGAAATTAAAGCACAAATTGAAGTGTTAAATGAAGAAGCAACAAAATTATTTGAAGCAAAAGATATGGAAGGTGCTGAAAGTAAAATTGCTGAAATCGAAAATTTAGAAAGAGAATATAAAGTAGCAGAAAAATTATTTGCTAATGAAAAAGCAGAAGTAACTGATGAAGTAGTAGCAAAAACAAAAACAGTTGATAAAGTATCAAACTTTGTTAAAAACATTAAAAGCGTAATGACTAACAAAATGTCAGAAGGTTCAAATGTTGATGGTGGTTATACAGTACCAGAAGATGTTTTAACTGATGTTGAAAAATTAAGAGAAGCACAATTTTCATTAGAACAATTAGTAAGTGTTGAAAGTGTTTCTACAATGAGTGGTAGAAGAACATTCAAAAAACGTTCTCAACAAACAGGGTTTACTAAAGTTGGTGAAGGTGGAAAGATTGGTAAAAAAGCAACTCCACAATATTCAATTTTAGAATATGCAATTGAGAAATATGCAGGATACTATCCAGTTACAAATGAATTATTTGAAGATAGCGATGCAAATATTTACAATGATTTAGTTGAATGGATTGCTGGAGATAGTAGAGCAACTAGAAATAACTTAATCATTGAAGCTATTAATACTAAATCAGCAGTTGAATTTACTGGTTTAGATGATATTAAGAAAGCATTAAATGTAACTTTAGGACAAGCATTTAAAGCAACTTCAGTAATTGTAACAAATGATGATGGTTTACAATACCTTGATACATTAAAAGATGCTGATGAAAAATATGTATTAAGTGCAAGTCCAGCAGATCCAATGAAAATGGTTTTATGTGCTGGTGCTACAACTATTCCAGTTAAAGTAGTTCCAAATGCAGTTTTAGCAACTACTGAAAATAAAGTACCTTTCATTATTGGAGATTTAAAAGAAGGTATTAAATTATTTGATAGAAAGAAATTAAATGTTGTTGCTTCTAATGTTGCTGTTGTTGGATCAGGAGATGAAGCACTAAATGCTTATGAAGAAGATTTAACAATCTTAAGAGGAATTGAAAGAGAAGATGTTAAAGTTCGTGATGAAGCTGCATTTGTTAATGGATATATTACTGTAACTGCTTCTGCATAATAGGAGGTGTTTATAATGCCTACATTAGAAGAAGTTAAAGACTATTTAGGAATTGACTTTGAAGATGTCGTTTCAAATAGAAACATACAAAGGTATATAAATGTCGCTGAAAGTTATTTAAAAGGTGCTATAAGCAACTTACCAACAGATGATGAAAGGGTTAAGCAATTAGCCCTTTTTATCATTGAGGATTTATATGATAGAGGAAGTTATAGTATGAAAGAAAATAGCACATTAGAGAAAATGAAAAATGATTTTATAATGCAGCTTCAATGTGAAGGTAGAGAATAATGGCTAGTTATAAATATCCAATACTAATACAAAAATTAAATTTAGATACTGAAAAGTTTGAAGATTATTATTCTACTCATGCCAACATAAATAAAGTTGGTGGGAAAGAATATACACAAGCATCAACAAACATTAGTAATTCAACATTTAATTTTAAAGTTAGATATTGTTCCAAAATGGAAGATGTTATTTTCAATACTGAAATATATAGAGTTGTATATAACAGTCGCTGCTATGATATTAAGAATGTAGATCACTATGGAGAAAACAAAACAGAATTAACTATAACAGGTGAGTACAATGGCAAGACTTATATCAACTAATAATATAAGTCAAGCAATATCCAATGAACTGAAAATATATAGTGCTTCAGTTACAAAAGGTATGAAAAAAGTTAATGATGAAAGTATGAAAGAGTTTGTTAGTGATACTAAAAAAGATGCACCTAGAAGCAAGACAAGAAGAAAAGGTACATTTGCAAAACATATTACTAGCAAAACTACATTAGATACACCAAATAGAAAAGTTAATACTTGGTATGTTAAAGATCCTGAATATAGATTAACTCATTTAATTAAAAATGGCCATGCTAAAAGAAATGGTGGTAGAACTAAAGCACAAGACTTTATTACTCCTAACTACAATAAGTTAGAGGAAAAATTTGAAGAAGGTATAAAGGAGGTTATAGAACGTGGATATTAAAAATTGGTTTGAAAATGGTACAGGAATGAAAATCAAAGAATTAAGGTATCTAAAAATGCCTCCATTACCTTATAACATTTTTATAGATGATACAGTTTATAGAGGAGCGGATTTAAAAAATAACATCATAGAACATAATGTGGTTTTTGAACATTATAGCGAAACTATTAATGAAGAAAATGAAAGTATTATAGAAAACTTTTTAGATAGCGAAAACAGACATTTTACAAAGAATAGAGAATGGTTACAAGAAGAACAACTTTTTGTAACTGTTTATGAATTAGATACATTTTTAGAAAAAGTAAGAAAGGAGAACTAGAAAATGGCTAAAAGAACAAATGAAACAATCACTTTAGGTAGTGGTAAATTATATTGTGTAGAAGTTCCATCAGATGGTTCAATACCAGAAGATGCAACTATTGAAGTAGAAGAAAATAGACTTGCTTGGATTAAAGGTGGAGCATCATTAGAATATGCTGGTGAATTTTATGATGCAAAAGATGATTTAGGTATGGTTTCAAAAAGAAAACTTACTACTGAAGAAGTGAAACTAATTTCAGGTATCATGACTTGGAATGGAGATGTACTTAAAAAATTATGTAGTACAGCAAGAGTTACAGAAGCAAGTGGAGTAAGAACTGTAAAAATTGGTGGTACTGCTAATGATGATGGTAAGGCTTATATATTCCACTTCTTACATGAAGATAAAGTTGATGGTAATGTTCGTATAACAATGGTAGGACAAAATACTAGTGGTTTCACATTACAATTTGCAGCAGATGCAGAAACTGTTATTGATGCAGAATTTAGTGCAGTTGCTGGTAAACTTGATGATGAAGGAACTCTTGTAATCATTAAAGAAGAAATTGATGCAACAGCATAAGGAGGATTTAAATGTTAGATTTATCTATTTATAAATCGAGATATTATGAAGTAAAACTTGATGAAAGTACTACTATTAATATTGAACCACCAAAAAGAAAACAACTAAAAAAAATTTTGGCTTTAACTCAAAGTGTTAATGACCAAAATTTTAGCGAAAATGATATTGATAATTTATATGAGGCTGCTGAAATAGCATTATCAAAAAACAAAGAAGGTAAAGCATTTACAGCAGATAATATAGAAGATTATTTAGATTTAGCGGCTTTAGTTGCTTTTTTTGATGGGTACTATACTTGGGTTATGGAGAATGTTAACCAAAAAAACTAGCCGTTCCTTACTATCCAAAACCTAAAAAAGATGGTAAGGAAAATCCATACATAATAGAAAGTGTAGAAGAAAAAACAATATCAAAATATCTAAACATTCCACTATTTGAAGTGGATGAATTAGATGTTGTTGAGTATAAATATTGGTTGAGAGAGGCTTTCATTTATAATTGTTCAATGACAGAAGAGGGCATTGAATACTTAAATAATGCTAAAAGATTAGAAACAACCGATCCTGATAGAGAAAAATTAAGACAAAAAAAGAATGGAGGCTAATAACTAGAAAAGTTGTTAGCCTTATTTTTTTTTAGAAAGGAGAGTGAAATATGGCTTCAAGTAAAATTAAAGGTATAACTATACAAATTGATGGAGATACAACCAAATTAGGCAAGGCTTTAGAAAGTGCAGAAAGTTCTAGTAAATCCTTACAAAGTGAATTAAAAGGAATAAACAGCCTTTTAAAATTAGATCCTTCAAATGTCGAGTTGCTTACTCAAAAACAAAAAGTATTAACTGATGCTATTGGAGCAACAGAAGATAAATTAAACACTTTAAAAAATGCACAATCACAAGTACAGGCACAATTTGATAAAGGAGAAATTACTGCTCAACAATTTAGAGATTTTCAAAGAGAAATAGTAGTAACTGAAAAAAAATTAGAAGATTTGAAGAAACAATCTAAAGATTTTGGTTCAGTATTTGAACAACAAGTAAAAGTAGCAAGTAAAAGTGTTAAAGAACTTGGTTCTAAAGTTGAAGAAGCAGGTAAAAAAATGGCTGGTGTATCTGCAGTTGCATCTGCTGGTTTAGTTGCATCTGCTAAAAGTGCAGCAGATAATGAAGCAGCGGTTAATAGATATATAGCATCAACTGGAAAAGCAGTTAGCGAAACTGATAAATACAAAGATTTAATGGAAACAATTTATCAAAATAATTATGGTGAAAGTATACAAGATGTAGCCGATAAAATGAGAATTGTTTCTAATATTTTAGGTGATTTACCTGATGAAGAATTACAAAAAGTAGTTGAAAAGTCTTATATGCTAGAAGATGCATATGGTATGGACTTTCAAGAAAATGTTCGTGGTGTAAATGCTTTAATAGATCAGTTTGGAATAACAGCGGAACAGGCCTATGAATTAATAAATCAAGGTGCTCAAAAAGGATTAAATCAAAATCAAGACTTAACAGACCAAATTGCCGAATATTCAACATACTATGCAAAATTAGGATTTACTGCAGAAGATTTCTTTAATATGATGATTGCTGGTGCAGAAGATGGAGCATATCAAATTGATTATTTAAATGATGCCATGAAAGAATTTGGTATTAGAACAAAAGATAATAGTACAAGTACAAATGATGCTTATACAACATTAGGATTAAATGTTGAAGAAGTAAATAATAAGTTTGCACAAGGTGGAGATAAGGCACAAGAAGCATTTGCAGAAGTAACAAAAGCAATAATGGCAATAGAAGATCCTGTTAAAAGAAATGAAATAGGGGTTGCTTTATTTGGTACTAAATTTGAGGACTTGGAAGAAAGTGCAGTATTTGCAATGTCAAGTGCTAAAGACCAAGTTAATATGCTTGGTGATACAGTAGAACAAACATCAGAAACTATGTATGGTGGAACATCTGCAAAAGCACAAGAAGCATTAAGATCTATTCAAACTGCATTTGCTTCATTAGGAGAAACTTTATTACCAATAATAGCACCAATAGTAGAAAAAATAGCAGAATTAGCGAAAAAATTTAGTGAGTTAAGCCCAACAATTCAAAAAATAATAGCAGTTGTTGCTGCTATTGTAGCGGCATTTGCACCAGTAACAATTGTTATAGGTAAAGTTATAAGTGCAGTAGGTACAATAATGCCTGTTATTGCAAAAATAGGTGGTTTATTAGCAAAAGGACTTCCTATTTTAAAAGCAATTGGAGCAGCAATTGGAGCAGTTGTAAGTGCTTTAGGATGGCCTGTAGTTGCTATTATGGCCATTATAGGAGTTATAACTTTATTATGGAATAAATGTGAATGGTTTAGAGATGGTGTAAAAGCCATTTGGGAAGCAATTAAAGCAGGTTTTTTAGCCGCTTATGAATGGCTAAAAGGTATTATTGATGGAATAGTAGGTTTTTTTCAAGGATTATGGAATAGTATAGTAACAATATTTACACCATTGGTTCAATGGTTTACTGAATTATTTACAAGTATTTGGAAAACAATAGAAAGTATTTTAAATGTAATTGTAGGCTTATTTAAAGGTACTTGGGAACTAATTAAAGCAGTATGGGGTGTAGTTGCTCAATGGTTTAATGATAAAGTAATAAAGCCAATTAAGAATTTCTTTACACCAATAGTTCAATGGTTTAAAAACATTTTCACAACTGCTTGGACAGGAATAAAAAATGTATTTGCACCAGTAGCAAACTTCTTTAAAGGAATTTGGAATGGAATAAAAAGTGCTTTTGGTTCAGTAACTTCATGGTTTAAAGATACATTCTCAAAAGCATGGACAGCAGTAAAAAATGTCTTTTCAACAGGAGGCAAAATTTTTTCAGGTATAAAAGAAGGTATAGCATCAACTTTTAAAACAGTTGTTAATGGAATTATTGGAGGAATTAATAAAGTTATAGCAGTTCCTTTTAATGCTATTAATGGATTATTAAACAAGATTAGAAATATATCAGTTGCAGGAATAGAGCCATTTAAAGGTTTTATTAAACATAATCCTTTATCAGTTCCACAAATACCAAAACTAGCAACAGGTACAAATAAGATTGAAAAAGAAGGCTTATATCATTTGCATAAAAATGAGGCGGTTGTACCTGAAAAATATAATCCTGCTATTAATGATAATAACACAAAAGAAGCGGTATTTGATGCATTAACTAATTTTACAAATACAAAAGTGCAAAACGCAAGCAATCAAAATGGAATAAGCGAACTAACAAGGCTTATGAAACAATATATGCCTCTAATAGTCGAGAATATGGGACAAGATATTGTGTTAGATGATAGAACTTTAGTAGGTAAAATAGCACCTAGAATTGATAAACAATTAGGGGTTATTGCTACTAATAAAAGCAGAGGATATTAGAAAGAGGTGATTAAATGAATGGTGTTAAATTTGGTGATAAGCATTCTATAACAGATTGGGATTTACTTATGACATCTAGAGGTTATCAAGATGCAGAAGTTGATGAAAATTATATTAAAATTCCAGGATCGAATGGAGAAAAAGATTTAACAGAGGCTTTTGGAGAAGTGAAATATAATACTAGAGTTTTATCACCTTCTTTTGATATGTTTCAAAAACCTAGTGATTGGCTTGATTTAAAAGATAAAATAACTAATTATTTGCATGGTAAGAAAATGAAAATCATATATGATACAGATCCTAATTATTATTATATAGGAAGATGTAAAGTAGCGGATTTTTCTAATGATTTTACAGTTGCACATATAACAATAGAAGCAAAATGTGAACCATATAAATATAAAGTAAATCCAACAATAGTAACAAATGAAGTAAGTGCAGGTAATACATACACTTATACAAACGATAGAAAAACAGTAGTTCCTAAATTAACTTTAAGTGCTGCTATGACTTTAGAATTTAAAGGTAATTCTTATTCTTTAGGTGCTGGAACACATACTATTTTAGGAATTGAATTTGTAGAGGGTGAAAATGAAATTACTGTTACTACTGGAAGTGGAACTTTAACAGTAGAATATCAAGAGGCGAGATTATGAAATATCAAGTTATTTTGGACAAGAACTATATTTTATATGATTTAAGACAAGAAGAACTTACATTAGAAAATCCTGAACTTGATTTAACAGTTAGTAAAGTTGGAAAGTTATCTTTTTCAATTTATCCAGATCATCCATATTTTGATTTGATACAAAAAAAATCATCAAAAACAGAAGTAATAAAGAACGGAAAAACAATATTTAGAGGGCGAGTTATTGAAGATGAACAAGGGTTATACAATAACAAAACTATCTTATGTGAAAGTGCATTAGCATATTTAAATGATAGTATTGTAAGGCCTAATTCCTTTAGTGGTTCGCCTTTAGAATTTTTAACAATGCTTTTAGATAATCATAATTCACAAGTTTCAGAAGAACAACAATTAAAATTAGGTAATGTAACAGTAAAAGATCCAAATAATTATATTTCAAGAAGTTGGACAGATTATTTAAGTTCTTGGGAAGTGTTAGAAAAAAGAGGTATTGAATTAGTTGGTGGTTATGTTATTGAAAGATATGAAGATGATGGAACATATATTGATTGGTTAGAAGATTTTGATGATACTTCAACACAAGTAATTGAATTTGGAGAAAATATAATTGATATTTTAGCAAGAAATGATGCAAGTCAAACATATTCGGTTGTTATT